TCATAATTTATCTCCTAAAAATTAAATTTTCTTTGTTCCAATCTGGATATTTTTTTATTAAATATTTTTCGATTGATTTTCCTAGATTTTCTCTAGTTTCTCCGCCACCAAAATCATAGCTATAGTGACAGCTTTGACATAAAGTGACTATGTTTTGCTCTATTCCAAGTCCGCCTTTGCTTCGTGGAATATAGTGTGCGTTAGGCATAGCTATTCGGTTTCCGCATATAATGCAGCGTTCTCCGTCACGCTCCCAAACAATTTTTTTGATTTTTTGAGGAATATCACAAGCTTTACTTCTTTTACTTTTCATATTTCCTCCTAAAAGCTTCGACTTCGCTGTCTCTGACGCCGTTTTCGTCAAGCTTTTGTAAAGTGTTTATAATAAGCTGATACATCTCTTTTGTGTTGTATTTTGAAGAGCCTATATAGCATTGATAAATATTAAATTCTTGAGTTCTTCCGTCTTTTGTTTCGACATTTCTAGTTCCCTTAAAGCTGATAGCTCTAAAGTTTTTCCTCAAAGAATCTTCAACCTCTTTCGGAGCTAGAATAAATTCGCTTGCAACATTTGCTTCTTCAAGCATTAAGCAATAGGTTTCTTCTACAGAAGTTTTATCTTTGCTTCCGTTTATTGCTTCAGATAGCTTTGTAAGCAAAAACCATAATGCAGCATTTTGTTCTATACTTCGTCTGGATTTATAAGGCTTAAAGTCAATCTCTAGCATAGCTTCAATTTTATTGCCTTTAGCGTGCTGTTCTTCAAAGGCTAAATTTGCACTCATTTTGTCTACGCCTTTAACAATAAAATTGATAACACAATCTCCGTCTTCGTTGATGTATTTTGAAGCTTTACTTGCTAGGAATTTACTCATTATTGCCGCCGTTTTCTAAAGCTGCCATAAGTTCGTCAAATTGTTCGTTTGATAACATATTTACAGCTATAGCCTTTTTGTATTTTTTCTTAATCCACTCTGTCACTTGAGCCATTGTGAATCCGTTTTCTTTTGCCTTTGCTTCAGCTTGTTGATACTTTGAAGGAGTTGCTGGTTTTGCTGGAGCTGCAGCTGGTTTGTTTTCTGGTTTAGACTTCTCTTGAGTTTTATCTTCGGTCTTTGCGTCCGGGTCTTCGTCGTCTGTAGGAACGCCAAGAGATTTTAATAAAACATATCTTTCTGAATAAGTTAGTCCAGAGCCGAAGGCTTTAGATATATCATTTTGTTGCCCGTAATATTGCCAATCAACTTTTTGTCTTTCTTCTGGCTTCTCTGCGTTAATCCACTCATAAGATATTTGACCTATAACAATAAAGTCTGTTTTGTCTTTTCCGTATCCGGTCTTATAATTGAATATTTCGTGAGATTGATGTTTTGTTGCTATAGGCAATAATAACAACTGAAGCTCTTCCATTTTTTCTTTAATAGCTGATAAAATTTGCGTTCCAGATATGTAGGAATAAGAGCCGCTTCCTTCTGTTTCTTTATCTTTAGTGAAGGTTTTTACAACCTTTTTAACTTCGTTGATTTTTTGATAAAGATTTAATCCGGTATAAGTTTTTGTTTCTTGCGTTGCTTCTTGTTCAACAGCAACTTCTTCTTCGATTTTCTTACTTGGCATATTTACCTCCAACCAATTTCCTTTTTCAAATAATAAATTTTGACAAGATTCTTAAATACTCCAAAATACAATTTTTCTTGCTTTGGTGTTATATATTTTTCCTCGAAGCCTTCCGCCTCGTCTCGTCCGATTCTTAAAATTAAAATTTGCTCAACCTTCTTTCCGTTTTCTTTTAGCAAGTTTGAATATCCAGAGACTTGACAAAACTGTTCGTCGTAAATTCCTTTGCAACTCTTAAAGTCTACTAAAGTGAATTTGCCGTCTAATTTACAATAAAAGTCGCAAGTTCCGCCATATTTGTATTTATCTGAAGCATATCCCTTTTCGTTGAATATAGGCTCGATTGTGTGTTTTTTCTCCCAATCCAGATATTTATTAAATCCGATTTGAGCAATTTCAATTTCTTTTTGTGTATAGTCTGATAAGTCTGGTTTTTGTTTTGTGATATGACACTCAACAAGATAGTGAATTAAAGTTCCAATTTTTGCAGCTTTGTCAACATATTTAGTTGAGTCAATTCCTTCTAGCCCTAATCTGTTAGCCCACAAGACTAAAGCTGGTTTGTTTAATAATCCGGTTATTGTTGTAGCTCCGGGAACAAGAGTTCCATCTGAAGTGTAGTAGCGTTGATGTGCTTTGCTCATACTTTTAAGCTTGTCCGCCATTTTCGCCTCCTTCGCTCTTTTGAGCTTTTTCGTATAGGTCATTTTGACGCTGTTGTATAGATTCTAAATAGTGTTTTTCCATATCGTAAGCGGTAGTAAATTTTCGAGCGGCTTTATAGATTAGCTCCGTTTCTCCGCTTGCGTCGTTTAATAAAGACTTCATAGCAGCAACAGCCAAGATTCTTTCAAGAGTGTGTTCTGATAATCTTTTTCTGTACAATTTAATTTGCTCGTCTTCGTTAAAGTTGATAATTTTTTGATTTTCCATAAAATATCTCCTAAATATTGATTTTTAATTTTAATTTTGTTATAATATTGGTGCGATAGGTTAATTCGCTTGACCGCTTTCCAAGTCCACTTTGAAATCGGTCTTTTTTATTTCGTTTAATAAATCTCTGTAGCACTTCCAAATCCATTGAGTTAAATCTTTGTAGCCGACCTTGCGTAAATTTTCTCTTGCAAGTGTGTTTCTAGCTTCGTTAGGCAATTTAACGCATAAATTGTAAGAGTCTAACTCTTTCGTTTGTTTTGATGTTGTTTTTGCAGATATTTCAGCACTTGCTTTATGTTGGCGTTCAGATGTTTTATAGTAAACTTCGTCGTCTTCGTATATATCTTCAACCTTGCAATTAAGCGATTTGCATATTGCTAACATCATAAGCGGAACGGGAAGGCACTTGTAATTTATTATTTTGCTTATCATAGGCTCGTCTGTTCCTACTTCTACGGCTAGTTCTTTAGCCTTTTTTTGTTGTTCTAACAGAATCTCTCTCAACTTCAAGACGCTTTACCTCCTTTTTATAAAATTCTTCTTTTTGTTTGAATTTCTCAAGGTTGTTCTTGTCTTGAAAAAATTTTGCTATAGCTCCCCCTAGAGAACGACCAAACAACTTTTTTTCAGAGGCGTCGAGATTCAATTCGTTTGATTTTTTTACAACTAAATCTAACATTTATCCTCCTTTGTGTCTTCTTAAGACACTTCTTAAGCAAAAAAAATATTGTTCACTTCTTCCGCAGTCAGCTTATATCTATCTTTAATCTTCACAATCTCGCATTGTTTGAAGTCAACGCTTTCGTTTTTCTTCGCACTTAAAGATTGTGGAGTGATACCTAGATATTTGGCTAGTGTGACATTAGAATCGCCGAACAATTTCATTTTGCTTTCCAACAACTTTTTATTCACTATATCAACCTCCTTTTAATTCGTTGGTGTCTTCTTAAGACACTCATATAATAGCACCTCTAAAAAGCAAAGTCAACTATTTTTTCAAATTTTTTTTAATTTTATGAAAATTTTATTGAATTTTAGGAAACATTATGCTACAATTAAGACACAAAGGAGGTAAAAAGCTATGAAAATGGGCGATATTATAAAGCAATTAAGGCTTCAACATAATATGACTCAAGAAGAATTAGGCAAGCATATTGGCGTCCAGAAGTCCGCTATAAGAAAATATGAAAGCGGTCTTGTTGAAAATATGAAAAGAACTTCAATTCAGAAAATGGCTGACTTGTTCAATGTATCTCCTACCTACTTAATGGGCTTGGAAGATAATTCTAATTATGGAGTCAATAATGGAATAATTGGTAATAACAATCAAAACAACCATATTCACAACGGCAAAGAACTCTCTGCTCTGGAAGACGCAATATTAACAATTTGTAAAAACTTGTCTGATAAACAGAAAGGAGATGTCTTGACTTATGCGACAAATCTTTTAAGCGAATCTAAAAAGGAGGATAAATAATGTTATATACTATAGGAATTATATTATTTAT